GCTGATGGATTTACAAAGCCGAACAGGTATGTTACCATCTACTATCGAGAACGTAGTGCTTGCCTTTCTGTTTTGGGCAGGTCACAGATATTTTTACAACAAAGCTAAAGAGGAGCTATAAAATGGCTATAGTACAAGGTACTGCTTACTGGGCTAGCATTAAACGCCCTAATACAACCTATGAACCAGTGTACAGTGTCAACCTTGTGGTTGATGAGGAGACTGCCTCGGATTTTAAACGCCGAGGATTTACAATTAAAGATATGAATGAAGGCCCTGCCATTATCATTAAAAGAAAAGTGAACGGTGGGCCAAAAGGAACTAGAGAGCCTCCTAAACTTTATGATCGAATGAAGAATGAGATTGATGTAGAAGTTGGTAATGGTTCTAAGGTCAAAGTTTCCTATCGTGAGTGGGAGATGGACAGAGGTGGGCAACATTATCAAGGGCTAGAGTTTATAGCCTTACAGGTTTTAGACCTAGTCCCTTACTCTAGTGGAGGAGGAGCCGATGAGTTTGATATAGAAGAATCACTTGAGGATGAACTATGAGTATATTCAAGACTGACAATGGAGACTTCGATGTCTCCAAGATGTCTTTAGAAAACCAACGTAACTTTGAATTAGCTCAGTATCTGATAATTGATATAGAATCTTTGTCAAAAGATATTCAAACCAAGAAGGCTGCACTTGAGTACTTTAAGTTACAGCTAGGCACTGAATGTAATGATGATACAAAGGCCATATATAAAAGAACTAGGGATGAAGATGGTAAGTTTATTGCCGACAATCCCGACACTCCTGAGGATGAGGCTTGGACTATAGATTAATTGTGTGCTGTTGATTTGGGGGAGTTTAGGCTCCCCTTTTTTTTTAAGGAGCAAAAATGACATTTATTAAAACACATTTACCCTGCCCTGAATGTGGTGGCAGTGACCCAGCATCTTTGAATGATGATGGCTCAATGTATTGTTTTAGTTGTGATAAGTTAATTCCCAATCATGACAGCAGTATCTCACCCACACCAGTAGAATTTAAAACCTACAAAAATAATTCCGTTAATACATCCGATGGTTCTTTCAACGCTCTAACAGATAGAAGTATTTCTCTTAGTACTGCTAAGAAGTATGGTGTTAAATCTATTCTTAACTCTAAAGATGAAATAGATACTCACATCTATCCCTACTACAACGTCAATGAGATAGGTGCTTATAAACTTAGAGATGCTAAGAAGACATTCTTCTGGCAAGGGTCTTCAGTTGGCACTGGGCTGTTTGGTCAGCAGTTATTTCAAGAAGGAGGCAAGTACATTACTATCACTGAAGGTGAGTGTGATGCTATGGCAGGGTATGAACTGCTAGGATCTAAGTGGCCTGTAGTCTCTCTGAAGAATGGTGCTGGCGGTGCAGTCAGAGATATAAAAGCATCTCTAGAGTTTTTAGAAAAGTTTGACAAAATTGTTATTAACTTTGATAGCGATACTCCGGGTAGAGAAGCTGCCAAAAAGGTGGCTAGGTTATTTACTCCGGGCAAAGCCTTGATCATGAGTCTCCCTGAAGAGTTTAAAGATGCTAATGATATGCTACGTAATGGTAATCACAAGGCATATACTACATCTTGGTGGGCTTCTAAAACCTATACCCCCTCTGGAATCATGAGTGCCAAAGATGTTATGGCTAAATATCATGATCGCCCCGAGAAGGAATCTATTCCTTATCCTTGGCATGGACTAAACGATAAGCTGTATGGACTCAGAACCGGAGAGCTTGTTACCGTGACAGGTGGTACTGGCCTAGGTAAATCTAGTATCACCAGAGAACTAGAACACTGGCTGATTAAAAATACTAAAGACAATGTAGGTATTATTGCTCTCGAAGAGGATTACTATAAGACTGCTGACTGCCTTGTATCTATTGAAGCTAACACTAGATTATACATTGACCACATTAGAAAAGAATACCCAAAGGAAAAGCTAGATAGTATGCTATCAAATCTCTTTGGAGATGATCGTGTTTGGATTCATTCACACTTTGGGTCTAACGATATTGATGAGATCTTTGCTAAAGTAAGATACATGATTGTCGGTCTTGATTGTAAGTGGGTAGTAATAGATCACTTACATATGCTACTGTCGGCTAGTGCCGAAGGGGATGAACGCAGAACGATAGATACAATTATGCACAAGCTCCGCTCTATAGTTGAAGAGACGAATGCAGGTTTAATATTGGTATCTCACCTCAAGAGAATTGAAGGCAACAGAGGCCATGAGAATGGAGTTGCTGTTAACCTCAGTCACCTTAGGGGTTCGCAGTCTATAGCACAGCTCTCAGATTGTGTACTAGCCTTAGAACGTAATCAGCAGTCTGATGATCCTAATGAAGCCAACACTACCCATGTTAGAGTATTGAAGTCTAGGTATACTGGGGATGTAGGCATGGCAACCCATCTTACTTACGACAAAGAAACAGGAAGGCTGGCTGAAGTAATTGACTATGAAGATGACTTTGAAGATGCGGAAGAAGCACTATGAAATCATTAATTTTTGATATTGAAACAGATGGGATAACAGATGTAAGTGTTATCTGGTGTATCTCTGCTGTAGATTTAGATAGTAATACTGTGTATGAGTTTGGCCCTAGTCAGATAGATGAAGGGGTCAAGCTACTACAACAGGCTGACAAGCTTATCGGTCATAATATTATTAACTATGATATACCTTGGATAGACAGGATGTGTGGCGTTGACCTATCAGATAAAAAACTGGTAGATACTTTAATCATTTCTAGATTGTTCAATCCAGTACGTGAAGGAGGTCATAGCCTTAAACAATGGGGTGAGTCGGTAGGCTTCTCTAAGAGTGGGTATGATGACTTTACAGCCTATAGTCCTGAGATGATGGCAAGATGTACCAGCGATGTTATTCTAAACAAGAAAGTTTATTTTGAACTACGCAAGGAAGCTGCGGGTTTCTCGAAACAGTCTATAGATATAGAGAATAAAGTTGCCCACATCCTGAAGGAACAGGAAGAACATGGCTTCTTGTTTGATCAGAAGACGGCATCTATTTTACTGGCAGAACTGAATGAAGAAGTTGAGATAGTAACTGCTGAAGTTAAGAAGCGATTCAAACCTAAGGTAGAAAGAATAGAAATATTCAAACGTCTAACCAAGTCAGGCAAAGTATCGAAGATGGGCGAAACTTTACAGGGTAAGGGACTAAGACTTACAGAAGATGATCACAAGGAAATAGCTAGTAAAGGATCTATCATACGTGAGAAAAGAATAGAGTTTAATCTAGGCTCACGCAAACAGATAGGAGAATATCTAAAAGAGTTTGGGTGGAAGCCCAAGAAGTTTACTCCAACAGGTCAGCCAATGGTTGATGAAAAGATATTATCTAATGTAAAAGGAATACCAGAAGCAGCACTGATAGGTAACTATTTGATGCTTCAGAAACGTATCTCACAGATAAATGCATGGTTCAAGGAGCTAGAAAAAGATGGCAGAGTGCATGGATTTGTTAACCATAATGGTACTGTTACTGGTAGAATGACTCATAGGAACCCCAACATGGCTCAAGTTCCAAGCTGTTCCGCTCCTTACGGTAAGGAATGCAGAGCTTGTTGGGTAGTTCCTTCTAAACATAAACTAGTAGGCATTGATGCTAGTGGTCTTGAGTTAAGAATACTTGCTCACTATATGAATGATGAGGGATTTATAGATGAAATTCTCAACGGAGACATACACACAGCTAATCAAAGACTTGCAGGTCTTGAATCAAGAAATCAGGCAAAGACATTCATATATGCACTCATATACGGAGCCGGAGATGAAAAGATTGGCACAGTGGTTGGAGGAAGCAAGAAAGACGGCAAAAGACTTAGAGACACTTTCCTCAATAATCTGCCATCATTTAGAACTCTTATCGCTAAAGTATCGAGAGCTGCAACCAGAGGTTTCCTCAAAGGAATAGATGGTAGAAAAATAAAAGTTAGATCCCAACACAGTGCATTGAATGCCTTGTTACAGGGAGGGGGTGCTATCGCGATGAAGCAGGGATTGATTCTGTTTCATGAAAAGATACAGAAGTATAATGCTGTTGTAGTGGGCAACGTCCACGATGAATGGCAAGTAGAAGTACCAGCCCAGTATGCAGAAGAAGTAGGGAGGGTAGGTGTTGAGTGTATTATACAGGCAGGTAAAGATCTAGAACTTAACTGTCCCTTAGATGGTGAATATAAAATTGGAGATAACTGGAGTGAAACACATTAAACACGAACCAAACAGGGTAGGTGATCTAGGAGAATACTATGCTATCACATGGTTATGGGATAATGGTTATCATGTCTTTAAAAACTGTGGGTGTACAGGCCCTATAGATATAGTAGCTCTTT